TGCACCTGCACCTTCATCAGCCCGTCGAAGGTCTGGTAGGTGCGGTTGCCCTTCTTCCCGCCCTTCCGCGTCCCGTACTCCTGCTCCAGCAGGGCGTCGAACTCGCCGAGGTCGGTCATGGTGTGGCCGCGGAACCGGGCGATCTGCTCGGAGAGGTCGACCGCGAAGGCCATGACCTTGCGCACCGTCTCGTCCTCCAGCCGGTCGGCCGGCTTGATGGTCTCGACGGGCACCAGCGCCCCCTTGGCGTCCGGCATGTAGGCCTTGCCGGCAACGGTCACCGTGCCATCGGCGAGGGGTGTCAGGTCGTTCATGCGTTCGCTCCTTCGCGCATGTCATTGAGGGTGTCGGTGATGGCGCCGGCGAGGGCTTCGGCCGTTGCGACGTCGTCGGTCTCGACCATCGCCTCGGCGGCGCGGGCAACCTCCCAGAGGTCGAGGACGGTCGCGGCGAGCGCCGCGACCTCCATGACGCTGACGCCGATGGCCGCCCGCTGCGGATCACGGCTGACGCGCCGGGCGACGGCCAGCACGTCGATGCCGCCGGTCTCCCGGATGCGCTCGCGGAAGCGGACCGCGGCGATCAGGCGGTCCGTGACGGCATTCACCGCGGGATCGCTCGTGCGCTCTCTCTCGACCGTCGCGACGGCCGTGGAGACGCATCTGCAGCTCCGGCCGAACGCGCTGGCGATGTCGGTGCTTGTGAGGTCTGTGGTCTCGCGTGCGACGTACATCGCGATCTGGCGGGGAAGCCGGTAACGGTCGCAGTTGTTGCGCCCGGCGAGCATGTCGGCCGGCACGTCGAAGTTCAGCGCCGTGACGGCGATGATCTCCAGGAGGTCCGCGTTCATCGCCGCTTCCCCCCGAAAGCCGGCCGGATCACGGTGTCGGGCCGGAGGCCGTCGTGGAGCTCCGCCGTGGCGAGGTCCTCCAGGACACCGGAGGACGCCCGACCGGATGCCCGGATGCGATGGACGCCGAGCTCGTGCTCCATGTTGGCCGCGAGCTCCCGAAGCGTGTGGAGGCGCTTCAGGAAGATCGCCGCCCGCCCTGCGTCGAGCGTGAGCGCGCCCTCGGCGTCCATGTGTTCGGCCACCAGCTCGCGCATGAGGCCGAGCTCGGTCGAGACGGGAGAGGTCGCGGACACCTAGACGCCCTCCACGTCGCGGTTCGACCACGCGGCCTTCAGGTGGTCCACGTTGAGCGGCTGACCGGCGCCGGCGGCGAGCATGAAGCCGAGCCTCAGCGTCTTGTCGATCTGGCCGAGCGCACCCGGCTTGTTGCCGATGCCGGTCAGGAACTTCCGCGCGCCCGGGTCCTCGATCTTCCAAGCATCGAGGATGGCGGCGATGTCCTCGGGGCGCGGCTTCCTTCGCCGAAGCCGCTTGCCGATCCGGCGCCGGATCTGGGCGTAGGACGGGCCATCGTCGGACCGCTGGAAGCGGGAGTAGATCTCCTCGTTGCCGACGAGCGCGACGCCGCACTCGTAGATGTCGACGAGGTGGCGGAGCTGGTCGACCGCGTCGTCCTTCAGGTTCTGTGCCTCGTCGACGATCAGCAGCGAGCCACTGCCGGTCCGCCGGAGCCGCTGGCCGATCGCCCGCGAGAGCTTCGCCGGGTTGTGCTGCATGATGTCGAGCGCGGCCGACAGCTCGACCAGCATCCCGTGCACCGTCTTGGTGTGCGGGCTCATGGTGACGAGGAAGGCGTTCGGACGGCTCCGCACGTAGTGCCGGCAGGCCGCCGTCTTGCCCATGCCGGCGGCGAGGGTGATCACGACGAAGTCCGGCATCATCTGCGCGAACGTCAGGGTCTCGATCACGTCGCGTCCCGAGCGCGTGACGACGAAGCCGGGGGGCTCAGGGATCGTCGCGGCGACCGACTGCATCTCGTCGACGGCCTCGAGCCACGCGGACATCTTGGCGTTCTGGGCGTCCAGCCGGCCGGCGTACTTGCCGGAATACCACTGCGAGAACGTGCCCTCGGGCATGCCCGAACGCCGGGCAACCTCGGCCTTGCTCCAGCCGTGCTGGCCGGCGACCCGCGCGACACGCTCGGTGAGCGCCTCCCAGCTCGCGATGTCCTCGTCGGACCGGCCGGGCCTCGCCTCCGGTGCCTGGTCGGGCGCAGCCCAGCTTGTCTCTGCCGCATCGTTCATGTAGGGGGTTCCTTGCTGATCAGGCCCCGTCCTCGGGGCCGGGTTTCGAGGGGCGGGGCGCAATCCCGCCTCTCTTCGTTTGGGCCGTACCCCGCACATTCCGGCCGGTGGTCCCGGCGGCGGACGCCGCCGGGAAGTCGAGAACGTTGTCGTTCCGCAGCCCCGCGATCGCGCGGGAGAAGGCATCGTCCGCGGCGTCGTCCCAGGTCCGATGGTGGTCGCCGACGGCGATCTTCTTGACGGCCGGCTCGACTGGCTCCGGGGCGGCCGGTGTGGGCGCGCCGTAGATGTCGGCAAGTTGTTCGGCCGTCAGCTCGCGGTGCAGGCGTTCCTGCTCGCGCGTCGCCTTCAGGAGAGCGTTCCGCCTCGCCGCGTGCTCGCGCGCCGCCGCCACGTCGTCGAAGCCGGTGTCGGCGACCCGCTCGGCCTCGCAGATCAGGCGGTCGCGGGCGTCGTAGACCTTGAGCGGCCGCGTGAGGTCGTCGGGGTCGAACCGGACGGTGACCGCCATGCCGGCGATCGGGTTGAGGGCGGCGTCCCAGTACCGGTTGCCGAACAGATGGATCTCGCCGGAGCCGCGCCGCGTCCGGATGCGCTCCGCCGCGAGCAGCCAGAGCGACCGCTGCGCGCTCGTCGGCCAGCGGACGACCGTGCCGGTGTCGGCCATGGACGCGGCGAACACCTCGTCGAACGAGCGTCCGTTGGCGACGCCGCCGGTCCGGCCGGCCCGGGCGTTGTGCTCGGCGACCTCGGCGTCGACCAGCGCGCGGAGCAGCTCGAAGGGCACCGCCTTGCTGCCGTAGTTCTCGGGCTTGGCGTCGGGCTTGTTGCCGGTGTAGGCGCCGGCGCACGCCGGATGCCGGGCGATCGCGTCGGCGAGGTCGCGGAAGGCGCGCTCGATCGGCTTCGACTGGCCGGAGTACGGCGTCGTCCAGTGGACTTCGATCCCGAGCGCGGTCAGCAGGCCGCGCGGGTCCTCGTCGCGGACCTTGAAGCGGAAACGGTTCGGCGCGCCGCCGGTGATCCACTTCGAGGCGAAGGCCCGGCCGTTGTCGAGGTAGATCGCGTCGGGAATGCCGAAGCGCTCGACCATGTCGCCGATCGCGAGGCGGACCGACACCTTGTTCTCGCTCTCGGCGAGCCGCCAGCCGACGAGCTTGCCCGAATGGAGGTCCTGGAGGGCGATGAGGTGTGCCCGGCCGATGCGGCCGTCCGGGAACCGCACGAACACATCGAGCTTGTGGCCGTCCATGTTGACGGCCTGCATGGCGTGCAGGTGGTCGCGCGTCCGCCGCTGCGCCGGATAGAGCGCCTTGGCGGTGTCGCGCCCCTCGCGGGCGAGCGTCCGGACCGCCTCGGGGACCTCGGCCTCGAAGCGCCGGCGGAGGGCCCGTTCGCCCGGAAGCGGTGTCCAGCCGTGCTCGGCCGCTGCGCGCTTCACCCGGCGATAGCAGGACGAGAAGGTTGGCGCCTCGGGCCGAAGGTAGTCGGACTTGAGCGCCTCCCAGGCTTGCCGGTGACACGTTGCCCGTTCGTTCTTGCCGCGATAGGCAGGCGCGAGCGCGGGAAGCCAGTCCGCCCGGTCGAGGCCGGCAATCGCCTTCCGCCAGCGGTGGACGGTGCGGGCGGCGACGCCGTGCTCCCGTGCGGCACGTGCGACGGCCGCGACCTCGCTCAGCCCGGCGGCTCGTCCGACCTCGGCCGCGTCCAACACCGCGAGGCGGCGCGCGCATTCGGCCTTCCGCTCGGCGGGCAGCGCCTCGAAGCGCGCCCACAGGGCCTTCGAGCGTTCCGCGTCCCCGTCGCGGTCGTCGTTCGCCGGAGCATGCAGCACCGAGAGGCGCACCTGCGCCGCCGGCGGGAGCACCTCGATCGGGTACTCCCAGCCGCCGCGGACCCGCCGCGCGTGCCCTTCGGCCCGCCATTGCTCCGCGCGGACGTAGAGGCCGCGGAGCGAGCCGGGCAATCCGGGGCACCGCGCGGCGTGCAGCTCGGCGATCGTGAAGTGGTCCTTCATCGGCTCCGCCAGCCCTTCGGCTCGACGGGGACGGCGCGGAGCTTCTTCAGCTCCGCCGAGAGACGCCTCTGCTCCTGCTGCAGCCGCGCGATCTCGGCGAGCCGTGCCTCGTCGCCCTGCAGGATCGTGAGACCGTCGTTGGCGACGATCACGTCCCAGAGCCACGGCGCCTTCACGGCGCGGACGAACGCGGCGAAGCGGACCACGCTGATGTCGTGGGTGGCCTTGCTCTCGGCCGTGTAGGCGTCGAGCGTCGCCTTGGAGAAGCGCTCGATGCCGAGCTCGGCCGCCATGCGCTCGGCGATCGTCCGGCGGTCGAGGCCGCTCTCGCGGATCGCCTGCGCCATGGCCCGGGCGACCAGCGAGCGAAGCCGCTCGGCGTTCATCGACGCCGGTGAGCGCGCCTCGAAGACCGGCGCCTCGAACAGGTCGGCCTGGTCGGGATGAGCGCTCATCAAAGGTCGCCCTTGAGGCTGCGGGTCGGGACTTCCGGCAGGAGCCGGTCGCCGACCCACAGCACCGCGTTCTGGAGGCGCTTCATGATCGTGAGCCGCGTCGAGAGCGGCAGGCGCCGGGCGAGCGACCACATCACGCGCGCCCGATGTGCTTGCGGAACTCGGCGCGCACGTCGTCGCTCGCCCGCTCCCACGCGTCGATCAGCTTGGAGAGGAGCTTCGCGTCGATGTCCGGCGCCTCGCGCGGCATCAGTGCGGCCATCGCGGCCTTGAAGTCCCCGCCGGTCTTTTTCACGGCCGTGCCGGCCTTGCGGCGCACGTCCGGGGGCAACTTGGCGAGGGAGAGGAGCTGGCTCTGGTTGTCGGCGATCGGCGTGCCGCGCACCGCTTCGCGTACGCTCTTCGGCAGGTTCTGCGCGATCTGGTTCAGGCGCTTCACCGCCCGCGGCGACACACCCATCCGATCGGCGACGTGGGCCGAGAAGCCGGCCGCCGCCTCGTCCTCGATCAATTGGGCCAAGTTGGCCCGATTGGAGAACTCGGGGTTTCCGGGGCCGATGGCGCCGTACTTCCGCTCCCAGACGTCCCGGTAGGTCTGCACGAATACCGCGCGGTCGAGCACCGAGAGATCGTTGCGGAAGAGGTTCTCGGCGATCTCGATCAGGATCGCCTCGTCGCGATCGCCCTTGACGACGATCGCGTCGATCCCTTCCCCGTCGTCGAGCAGCTCGACGGCGCGAAGCCGGTGCGCACCGGCGACCAGCGTGTAGGGCCGTTCCGCGGCGGGCGTTGCGCGGACCGTGATCGGGTTGAGCAAGCCATGCTCGACGATGGAGGCCTGAATGGCGAGCGCGTGGTCGTCCTCGACGGCCCGAAGGCGCTCCGGCACGAGGATGTCCGTGACGGCGATGGTCTTCATCGTCGTCATGCCGCGGCCGCCTTCCGGATGAGGTCCGCGAGCAGCGCCTCCGCCCGCGCTGCGATCCGCCGGTAGTGCGCCTCGAACGTCGGGTGATCGAGACGGTTGTCGATGACGCCGATCCCCCGCTGGATCATCTCGCGGGTCCACCCGCGGTCGAGGTTGATCCGGCGGCGCGGGATACTGAACCGGGCGACCATCAGGTGAAGGACGACCTGTCGGGCGAGCGCCGCGTCGAACCACGGGTGCGGCGGTTCGACGATGTGCTCGACGGCAAGGTGCGGAAAGCCTTCCGCGACCGCGGCGACGCAGGCGCGAAAGGTGAGGTCGTGCATCTCGGTTTCGGAGAAGCGGTTCAGGGCCATGTCTACGCGCTCGCTACTTTTCGGCGTTGCCGGAGGGTGGGAGGTCGGCTGTAGTCCTGCGGCGATTTCCGCTGACCGCCCCGGTGGTACCGGTCCGGCCAAAGCGTCTCCGGCCGGGAGGCGAGAGCAGCGGCGATCGCCCGCTCGCCCGCCGCGTGCGGCTCGCGCAACGTGTTGCGGGCCGTGCCGGGGGTGAGCCGGTAGTCGCGGTCGATGTCCGCGAGTGTCAGGCCAGCGAGCGCGAGGCGGGCCTTGATCACGGCTGCCTGTCGGACGCGCTGGTTCGGGGACGATTCGCGGGGCATACTTCCGGTCCGTCGTTGGAGAGGGAGGCCGTGCGAGGGCCGCCTCTCTCCGTTGTGTTCATTCTGCGAACGTGGGGAGAATATAGACGATTGGGATTTTCGTAAATCCCGTTTGTCTATTTTTGATGGCTAGACCGAGAAAGGTCGCACCGGGGGTCGGCGAGCGAATCGCCAGCCTGCTGAAAGACGACCAGACACTGAGTGACCTGGCGTCCGCCCTCGAGGTC